CACTGAAGCCCACACCAGTACCACACATCAAGACGTACATCATCTCGTCGAATGCTTTGGGGTGGTCGATCGGTAAGTAGCTACAGTTAAACCCAGCTACGTTGTCACGGTCCAGTGCCTCGCCAGCGGTCATCAACGCTCGCATAGATGGCATGACATCCAGATCGTGTACAGCCTTGAACACTTCCTTGTGTTCTTTTTCAGGCAGCTTCTCCCCCCAGTAATCTACGTAACGACTTACTGTCTCTTCCCAAGACTCACGGCGTTGCTCTGCTGGCAAGTACCGTGCGTATCTCGACTTGTGTATGTACTGTTGATATGCGTCCATTAAGTTATCCCTAGTGTCTCGTTAATTATTGCCTGTGCTGCCATCTGTAGTAACATGTAAACCCCGTCCGGGTACTGCTCGTTAGACGCAACTTCAAACACCTCACCGTCTTCGTACATCACGACGGCAACCTTGACCACCCTACCTTCTTCTTCGTACTGAAGCGCCTTGGCTGCAAAGGCAGCTAGGAACTCAGACGTGGTAATCTCTTTCTCTTTGTTACCGAACTTTCCTTCGACAACTTTCACGAGTCTAACTCTTCGATTAACCAACCAAGGTACACCCGTGCTTTCTTCAGATCCTCTAAACCGTTCTTGTACTCGTACCTCCAAAGGTACTTCAAGCAGTTACCCTTGAGGTAACCCTTGTACTCTTGCGGGTGCATGGAAGCCTTGATAGCTTGGATAGCTTCGATGGCTCCACGGTTGTAGTGGTCTGGTTGTGTTACAGGGTTGTGGTTGTCTTCTGGGTGGCACAGTTTACCGTACGCTGTTTTACTAGACTTGTTCCACTCTTCGGGTGTAGCCGAATCAATACTCATCTTCGTAGTACTCCTCGTCCTGCTCTTCAAACTCTTCGTAAAAGAAGTCCAGACGTTTGATGAGCTTGTCTTCAAAGCGGTCTAAGATTTCGTGGGCTGATATTTGTAGAGCTTCTAGAAGATCGTCCGGATCGTAGAACCGCAACAATCGCTCTTTAGTTTCTTCTAGTGTCAGAGACATAATCGACTAATTCCTTGAGCGTATTCAGATCGTACCACAGAATGTGATTTTTGTCACACCATTGGGCCATAGTATTTTTGGTACTTTTACTCACTTTTTGTTTAGGGTTCATCAGAACAAATATTAACTCTTCGTCTTCAGCTAAACACTTCTTTACGGAGCGGTACTTCTGCGTGTCCCCTGCCCGAAAGTACCCTTTACATTCAATGTAGTACGTAACTCCTTCTCTCTCGTACACAAAATCTGGTGTGTAGACACGCTCGATTCTGTACGGGACTTGGCACGACTCGTACGTAAAACCAAATGGTTGTAACTGCTGCGCGACATCCTTCTCAAACTCCGACCTGAACTTACCTAACTTCGATTTCCGGGACTTGCGGTTCATTGACTACCTCGACTAAGTAACGTGGACCGTTGGCGTAGGCGAAGCCCCTGACGTTAGGCCAACAAACTTTCTTGTAAGAGCAGTAAGAACATCCTACTGCCAGCTTCTTGTTGCCACCCTTGCCGTCTTCAACAGCTTCGTAGCAATGCTCTGGTGGTTCTTCTTGTTGTACGACTTCTTTGATGTGTTCGATTCGTTCTTCGATGTCGTAAGAGATTGTGGGGTGGACAAAAGACTGTGTGTCTTCCGTGTCGTACATGAGGTACGTCAGGTGTCCGTTCTGTTTGTCCATCGCTAGCCAACCAAAACGGCTGTCTCCTCCCTCTGAATGTGCATAACCTTTAATTTGAGCAACGTAACCAAACGGGTCGTCAAGAGCCATACTTCCATCCTTGAATTTCTTAAACCCAAAAGTGGACACAGACTTAACATCAGTGACAACGCCATCAATCTTACAGTCCATAGACCCTGTAATACCCGAAACCTCACACCTCTTTTGTTCATCAGTAACCTCGTGTCCTGACAGTCTAGTTAAAAACAACAACAGTTCTTCGATCAAGTGTCCGTACATAAACTTGACGTAAGTGTTGGGCGGTAGTTCTTCCGACACGTCTGGGTTGTTCACTGAATTCCACAGGTAACGATCCTTGCGTCCGATGTTAGACATACGCAGTGTACGTCCGTCTCGTTTCTCGGTGAACAGGTTGGTCATCAGTTGCTTACAGTTCTCACCGAAGTGTTCTATCTCGTCGTACAGATCGACACCTTCCGCTGCCTCTTTGTTGACAACTGTGTCGTATATGTCCCTGACTAACGTATCTATGTTACTCATTCTTCATGCTCCACCCACCGACACTTACGGGTCTGACCGTTGAACTCCACTAGCTGTACACGTAACAGTTTCTGTTCGTCTGTACGTGAGTGGCCGTACCGTGTGTCGGTGTTCTTAGATTTAACGTCGATGAACACAGGCACTCCGTTCCTCAGGGCTACCATGTCGATTGCACCAGTGCATCCAGCGTTGCGGAATACTTCGTACCCTTCGTCCCACAACCACGTTGTTACGTAGAACTCAGCGATGTCACCTAGTCGGTTTGTGTCTGTTATTTTCTCAGCCATTCTGGAACTCCTTTGTAAAGTCAGACAGAGGTACGAGTTTATCCTGAGCCAAGGCGTGTAGCTTTCCCCATCCCAAGTCGGTTACTGTTTCTTCACACAACAAATCTTCTCGCTTTGCGAATCCCTTTATATCATAAGTTGGACTCTCGCCTACCAACAACATGTAGTAATCACAAGACTTATCTTTCTTCTGTAAACCAGCAATAAGTCTTCCGGTACGGTACTTAGTTGTCTTCACGTCGATAGTGAATCCGTTGTACGTCAAGTCGTGTACTTGGATTTCTTCAGTCAAGTCAGGCCACACGTTCAGAGCCTTGGCTGCTGCAAGTTCCGAAGCGGCACCTTCCAAGTCAGTTTCGTAGTTTGACTGTGGACCCTTCTTGTTGTTGTAAATATTATTAGCTCTGTTGCTGTCGAAACGAGTCTTTGCAATTAACTCTGCTACTTTCTGTTCGCTGTCAGTCAGCGTTACTTCAGTGTGTATCTGCCCATGTTGTTCCAACTTTGAACTCCCCGTCCAGCGGACATCTGAGGTTAAAAGATACGCCAGCCTCCTTGAGACAAGAGACTGCGAGTTCCCCGTACATCTCTGCCTGTTCTGAAGCCACCTCCGACTGTACTTCATCGTGAATGTTTCCTACAAATTTGTACTTCAAGTCCTGCTTGGTAGCCTCAGCATCCAGTATCACCAAAGCACGTTTCATTACTATCGCCCCAGCAGACTGGAGCAAAGTGTTTAATGCACTATGTTCGGATCGGACCCAGAGTCGTCGTCCGTCGAGTCCTTTGAGGTAACCCCTCCTAGACGCCTGCCCAACTCTGTCTCGTAGATTTTCAAGAGCAGGTGTATTTCGTAGAAAGCGGTGCCGAAGTACTCTGCCATCTGATGCAGTTCCTCCGACGATGGTTCCGATTTTAGCGTCTCCGGCTCCATAGAGGAAAGCATATATGAAAGTCTTTGCCTGAGGTCTTGTCTCAAGCCCTGCAGCAAGTTGATTTCTGGTGTGAATGTCTCCGTCAAGCAGAGCATCTGTAAACTCCTTGTCGCCCATGTAGTGTGCGAGCATCCGTAGTTCTAGTCCGCTAGCGTCAAAGCCTACTAGCTTGTAACCTTCCGGTACAGTCCAACACTTACGGCACTCCTCCCCGTACTCTGAGCTAGCCGAAGGAACCTGTGCCATGTTGGGGTTCTGGTGTGTCATACGTCCAGTAACAGCACCGTTGCTGATGACTCTCCCGTGTACCCTTCCGTCCTCTGACAGATGCTTTAGCCAAGAGCTAACCTGCGAGAACCTCTTTTGGAGGAGCAGAAATTCAAGGACTTGTTGCGCTTCGGGGACATGATGATTCTCTTTAAGCGATTTCTCGTCAACCACAGGTTTGCCTGTCGGAGTGAGGCTCGTCCAAACTGCACCCTTAGCTGTAAGTCTATCGGCCACTTGTTGACGTGAACCAACGTTGAATACAGTGACTTTATCCTTGAGTCTCTTACCAGTTTTCTCTGAGTATCTCTCTTCAACAATCGGCGGGAAAATCTCTTGTAGGTTTTGTTCGATTTCATTCATACGCTCCTTGAACTTAGCGCAGAGAAGGTGACACAAGCGTTCGTCCAGTAGCCACCCGTTACGTTCCTGTTGGTGCATGATGTACTGAACGTGGTGTTCTAGGTCGATGCACTCCTGAGAGAATCCGTCGAGTTCCTGTTGAAGCCTGTTGTACACAGCTTCTGTTAGCTCTACGTCACGTAAGCAGTAGTCGATCATCTCTGGTGTCAGCTAGACCAATCCTCGTGGTCGCCTTTGGGGAACCCTAAGATGTTGCCCCAGTTACGCAGGGAGTGTCCACCGGACCTGCTGGGGTCGGCCAGCCGTGACAGAACTAACGTATCAACAATGTCAGTTCGGTCAAACTGATAAGACCAACAATTCCTAAGTACAGAAACATCAAAACCCAATCCGTTGTGGAAGACCCACTTGCATCCTGTACGTTTTGCTGCGTACTCTTTGAAGTCTTGCTCATTACATATTACCTCCGATACTCCGTTGTGTCGGCAGACAGCACACCAGATAGTTGTGGCGTCCAGACCGTCAGTCTCTATGTCACAGAAGACTAGACTCAAAACTCTGTCTCCCTCGGGTTAGGGTTAGCACACTCGTGAATGCGTCCAGTGAACCTGTCGTACCGTAGCCAACACGCTGGTCCTGTCTCCCCGGCGTACCGATTCTTGAGTACCCGGACAGACGTAGTGTTACGTACGGCTGGGTCTTCGGCCTGTTGGTTACGCTCCATGCCGATAACTATATCAGATAACTGAGCGATAGACTGAGAACCACGCAAGTCTTGCAGACTGATACGCCCACCGTCCTCGTGTGCAGTACCGGAGCCACGCCGTAGGTGAGACACGAGGAACAGGGTGATGCCTGTCTCTGCCACCAGTGTACGCAGCTTGGTCATTATCTCGTCTATAGCTTTCCGTTCGTCCCCGTTCTCTTGAGAAGAAACCACGATGGACAAGTGGTCGAGTACGATATATCTACAGTCGCAGGCCTTTGCCATGTGCCGTACTCTTGAAAGAAGCTCGTCGGCTGACGTTGACCCCCAATGATCGAACAGGTAGTAACGTCCAGACCCCATCGTTGCTTCCCAGTGAGGTCTAAGCTCATCAACAGGCGTGTCTTCCTCCAAGTGGAGTCGCCTAGAGGATGCCACCGACATAATTCCCAAAGCTGTAGTCGCGACGTCTTCCTCCAGTGCAAGTACACCGATGTTGGCGTCTGTGCGTTGAAGCAAATCGTACTCAAGTTCTCGGATAAACTGGGATTTTCCCATACCACTACCGCTGGTGATAGTGACAAGTTCGTAAGGTCTATGTCCCCTCGTGACATCGTTCAGCCCCTCCCACGGGTACGGTACACTCTGCACTTGACGTTTGTTTACCAGAGCCTCCCACGTGTCAGCACCAGCGATGATACCGTCAGGTCTGTACACCTTGGAGTCCCACCACGCCCGTGTAAACTCCTGCACCCTGTTAGCCATGAGCATTTCACTGGCGTCCTTCAGGGGTAGCTTACATATCTTCAGCTTGTTGGGACTGAACAAGTCTTTGATCTGATCTGTTGCTAACTCTCCTGCCTTGTCTTGGTCAAAGCAGATGACTACGTTGTCGTAACCTTCCAGCCACTCCAACTGTTGTTTGATTTCTTTGGTGGCGCTGGCAGCACCAGACCTCAGTGATACAACGTCCCACTTCTGTCCGAACATCTCGTAGACAGACATGGCGTCAACTTCACCTTCGGTTATCGTGATGTACTTACCCTGACCTCGGCAGTGCTTCTGTCCGAACAGACCTACGTTTGCCATGGTGCCGGAGCAAAGGAAGTCCTTGGTGTTTACGATTCGACACTTCGAACCCACCATTTCACCAGTGTCAACGTCGTGGTACGGGTAGTAATGTTTGGCAATTTTACCATCTGGTGCGTAGTCCACAGATACT